TGTAACAGTCTGGCGCCTTTGCTTTAAAAGCTTCATCTGCGGATGTGGTGGAATTGGTAGACACACTGGATTTAGGTTCCAGCGCCGCGAGGCGTAAGAGTTCGAGTCTCTTCATCCGCACCACCTTTAAAATCAAGGCCTTACCAGCCTTAGATGACCCTCCTGTACCGACACTGGATTCTCGCTGTAGCGAGATTGTGACAAGCCCTGATCCAAGACGCTGACCGCATTGCGCACCCTGGCAGGAGCCAAGTGGGCATATTTCTCGGTCATCTGGATTGTCGAGTGCCCCAACAAATCCCTGATTTCAATCAACGGAACGCCCGCTGACACCAACCACGCCGCACAGGTGTGGCGCAAGTCGTGTATCGTAAAATCCGTGATGCCAGCTTTTTCACAAGCGTTGTCAAATCCTGTCGACGGATCTGCAACGCGCACCCCGTTTTTCCGCGTGAATACCCATGGCGATGTTGGGCAGTGCTCGGCCCGCATCGCCATTCTCCCCTTCAGCGCTGCCAGCGCACCCTCATTGAGTGGGATGCTTCGGCGTTTCGCTGCCTTCGTATGCTCCCCATCCAGATAGATAAGCCGGTTGGCAAAATCGACCCGGCGCCATTCAAGCCCCAGCATTTCCTCTTTTCTGCACCCGGTGTTGACCGCCAACCGGATAAAGTCCTCAAGCATGTCGCCAAAGCGCTGCTTGCGCACGATCCGGCACAGACCGTCTACTTCCGCCCGGGTTATCCAGCGCACCCTGCCTTCCGGCTCCTTGAGCTTTCGGCCACGTACCGGGTTGGGGAGTTTCCACTCCAGCTCGGTCACGCACCAGTTAATCGCCGCCGACAGTGCTGCCAGCTCCCGGTTCACCGTCGCCGCCGACTTGCCTGCCTTGGCACGCGCCGCCGAATAGTCGCGGATGTCCTTGCCTGACAGCTCGTTCATCAGCCGTCCGGCGAAGTGCCGCTGCAGCGATTTGACACGGTACTGTGTCGTCTCGAAGCTCTTCTGCGCGGTTTTCGCATTGCCCAGGTACTCGATCATCACTTCCTCGAAGGTGCGCGGCGGATCAACCCCCAGCTCCTTTTGCCGCCACGCCGCCCCTCGATGCTCCTGTTCTATGGCCTTGGCTGCTGCGTAGTCCTCGGTGCCAGCAGAGCGTCTAACGTACGTGCCATCTGCTGCGGTGAAACTGATCCACCACGTTTTTCCTCTTTTATAGGGCATATCTTCTCCTTGGATACGCCGCCCGCGTCGCGGAGGGTATCAGGGATACCGTCCTCTATCATCTGGACGAGCTTTTCGTAGTGGACGCGCAAGGGGCCGAAGCCCCGAACGCAGGGGAGTTTTCCTGACTTGGCCAGGGCGTAGGCAGTGGTGCGGCCGATGCTCAGGATTTCCGCAGCCTGGGAGATCGAAATCAGCTTCATCTCAACCCTCCTTGCCCATGGCTGACATGATTTCGTCGATGCTTCGATCAAGCTCGCTGTCGTACACGTATGGCTGGGTTCCGTCGCTTTGCTCGACTTGTACATGCGCGAAAATGTGGTTTCCACGCAGCCACCGATACCGCTCGGCGTCCTTGCGCAGCGCCTCATTCTCTGCCTGGATGCGAACAATCTCCTTAACCTTGCCCAACATCCCATAGCACTCGGCCAGCAGGTTGTTGGCATCGTTTAGGTTCGTGGCGCCGCGCTGGCAGCGTTTCATAAGGTTTTCGTAGTCGGTCATGACTTCACCTTTTCAAGGTCGTCGCGGTATAGATCAAGGTCCATCGCCAGACTCCGCTGAAGCATCGCCAGCGACTCCGGAGATACACCGGTATCCTTGGCCAGCGCCTCAATCATCAACCCGGCCATCTCGTTGCGGCGCGCTTTCCAGGCTTTTGCCTTGATAGATTTTGTGCAGTATTTGTCACTCTCTACGCCGCCGAAATTCGGCGAGTATCGCAGTGAGAGGCCGCAGCCGAATGTCAGCCGCTCGTTCCATTGTCCGTTGCAGTGCCTGTTGCTCTTCTCGAACTTTAGGACTTCGACGCATCCGCATTCAGGGCATGCCGATGCTGTTATGTGCTCCATGGTCAGAATCATTCCTTCACCCTCCCGCCGGCGGCGATGATGGCGTCAATGACCGAGCCCTTCGATAGCAGGCGGCCGGTGTTTTCGTAAGACCAGTCAGGCTCTGGCAACTCCACCACCACACTCGCCGCCCCATCCCTGAACCCGTCCCGCGCCGCATTGGCCATGTCTACGGCGGTGTAGAGCGGAGTAGGGCCTGTTTGAGTTTCTGCTGCGCGACCAGTGAGGAACAATTCTCTGCCGGCATTCCCGCGCTCTACCGACCGCAGCATTTCGAAGTATGCTTGCACCTTCGTACGCATCTGAGTGAACACGCTTGCGCCGCTCATGTGCGTGGCATGGAGCTCAAGTTCGTCAAATTGCCAGCGCAGCCACAGTGGGATCGCGTGACCAGTCGCGGGCGGGCAGTCAAATTCTTGCTCACTCATAGCGCATCCTCAGGGTGTTCAATAAGGTCTTGAATTTCAGCTCTCAGGGAAATGATCAAGCTCTTCTGCATTTCTATATTTTTTCGGAGACGGCCGTTTTCTTTCTTTAGGGCCTTTATTTCCTGAGAAATTGTCATTTCTCTTGCAGCGTGCCGATCTCGGTTCTTTTCCTTGGCGCATTCAACGCAAAGCCGGTTTGGGTGGTATCTGAGCCCATTCAGATCTTTGTGTTTAGGGCAAACCTTGCCCACCACTGTGCTCATGCCTTCACCTGCTTGCGATAGCCGATGTCATAGAGGTATTGGGCCATCTGGATGTCACGAACTGCGATGTGCTGGTCGTGGCCAGCAAGAATCCCGGCCAACTCCAAAGTCATGTTATCGCGCTCTTCCGTCGTAGGTCGGATCGGCAAGATAGGGCGAAGATATGGAGTGCCTGGCTCGGCCGCTCCGTATACGTAATATTCGCCGTTGTGGTGCCGATATACCGCCTTGCCATTGTCGTGGGCGACGATGTAGCACTCGCGCCATTTGCCGGTATAGATGCTGATCTCGCAAAGCGTCCCAACCGGCGGCAGGTCTTCGCCGTTCCATTCGATATTCATGATTTTCTCCACGATGCAGCCGCCACCCGCGCCCAGCGCTCTTGGGTGACGATGATGAAATTGCGAATACCCGTCATGACCTTGTGCATCTCGCCGTCGAACTCGACGAACTGGCCGGCCTTGCGGTGTTCTGGTACGCGGTCGATGACATCGAGCAGCTTGCCCGGTCCGCCGTCAGGGTTCTGTGCGTGGATGTCAAAGCTGGCCATGGCGCACCACCTCCAAAACCTGCTTGATCCCCTTGGCGTAGTCCGCCGGCCTGACCTGAGCCGTCAGCTCCAGATTGCAGGCCATCGTTTCCACCGGCCCGCGCTCGTCGAACATACAGCGCGGCATATAGACGGCAGACGCAAGCATTTCGGCCGCGTACAGCCGGCCCTCTCTTTCTTCGATATGAGACATGACGATGCTCCGGCCGCTGAGCGGCAAGCAGTGAGTAGTCAGGGGGTTTACAACAGAAGGGATGAATCAGCGGACGTAGACGAGGTAGAACCAGGTGAGGGCGATCATTCGGCTTGCTCATTCAGCGCAGCGGTGGCAGAAGGGTCAACGTGATAGAACTCGCCATGCAGTTCTTGTGCTGCTTTTTTATAAGCCTCATACGCCATTCCTGGATCATCGAACATCCCAAGGGAGTAAGTCTTCCCGTCGGCGGTGATCTGCGCTTTGTATCTCCGAGCTTTTGACATCCAGCTAACACCCTTAAAACCAGAGGTGTTGTATGGAGCCATAGGTCTATTGCATCCGTTTTGGGAGTGAGTGGCTTCCCTCAGGTTTTCAATCCGGTTGTCGGTCTTGTCGTTGTTGATGTGATCGATATGATTTTTAGGCCATTCTCCAGTTTTGAATAACCATGCGAGCCTGGAACACTGATAGTTAACGCGCTTGATCTTGATTGTTCGATAACCAGACTTGTGAAGAGTACCGGCGACTTTTCCAGCGCCGGCCTTGTTTTTGGCAGATATCTTCCAGGTGAACGTGCCAGTTTTCTGATCGAAGTCTAAATACCTGAAAACAAGAGATTTTGTCTCTGGAGTTTCCTTAGCCTTCCTTAGATCAAACATGCTCATTTCCCGCTCTCCAGCTCAGCGATGCGCGCCCGCTGATCGCAAGCGACCTTCCAGTGTTTGCGGATTCCTTCTTTTAGGAATTCGACTCGTGCCTGTAGCTGGGCGATGGTGGATTGCAGGGCTTCCAGGTTCGAGGGCGCCATCCAGAGAAGGGTGCCATCGGGAATGTTCTCAAGATCGTAATCACCAAGGGTTACGACGCGAACCCATTGAGGGGCGCCATCATCGTCGAATGGGCCGTGCTCGACCACGCAGCAAGGCTCTTGCCGCTCGATCGCTGGCGCATGCTCAGCACCATCTGCGTACATGAACGCGACACCGAGTTCTTTTGCGATTGAAACCTCAAGACGTGCGCCGCGTGAAGCCGTCCACCCTGGCAGCAACATGATTGCCTCACAGCTTGCAAGGCAGCCAATGTCATAGCGCAGGTAATCGCCCCACTCGGCGCCCGGCACAAGCCCGTGATCCGCTGGGTTTTCAACATGCCAGCCAGCAGCGCGCATTTTATCGGCCATGGCATTGAACGCTGGGAAGTTGTAATCCTTGATCCCGGTCATTGGGCCGGCGATATACACGCGCATTTCACGGTCAGGCTCGAGAAGAACGCGCGACACGCCTTCAATCGTTGGGTTATTGGTCATGGTCAAACTCCTTTCGGCTCAAGTCTTGCGAGCCGGTCGCGCAAGCTGTTTATCTCGTCCTGGTATTCGTCTGCCAGCTTCTGAACTTCATGATGTTCAACCCAGTTGCCGTGCTTTTCAGGAACCCGGATTACCGATCCTTTTTCATCGTCGCCGCCACGCCAAAAATTGAACCGAGGCAATTTGTTGACCTTGTCCCATAGGTCGTAACCTTCACGCGTTTCAATGTTTCTCATGACTTTCTACCTCGGGGTTGGGGTTGAGGGCGGCGATAGCGATTCGCAGAGCTTGAGCGAACCGATTGCCACGCTCATCGTCGTCAAGCATATCTATGGCAAGTTGAAGTTTTGCCGTTGTGTCAGCAATGCGCTGCTCGGCAGCAGCGTGATCCGCAATCAGAGCGTTGTAATTTTCGAGTTCGTCCTCCCGCGACTTTCGCACGACTTTCAGTTCAGCCTCAGCCGTATCGGCGCGCAGGCGTTGAGCGCGGAGTTCGTGATTATTCGGCACAACCAGAGCAACAAGCCCGTCAGGTCGTGTGATCCATTCGCCAAGCCCAGAGCCATTCCCTTCAGGCGTTTCCAGCTCGACAAAAACGCATTCGCTTGCCGGACCTGGTAACGCGGTACAGACAAAGTGCAGGAAATCAGGCGATGAGGCCTTTGAAAGCTGATCCAGTTGAGCAGCCGAAACGCATTGATCTTTAAGAATTCGATCGATCAAAACAGATGAAACCAGTTTGAAACTTTTCACTTCACTCATGACATGCACCCTTGAATAAGTTGCGGCCAGCCGGTCATGGCTAGGCCGAGGATTGCGAAGAGATAGGTGGTCATGGCCTAGCCCTCTGGATAAAGATGTCAACAGGAACACGTGTTGGACCGTCCCCATCAATGTCGAAACGCCAGTGAACTCCGGTAACTTTATAGAGCTCAGTTTTGCCTAATACCACGTGGCTGTCGATTTGCGGTACTTGCGCCTGAGCTCCACGGTAAGCGAAGTTTTTCCATCGAGAATGAAATGCAACTGATAGGGCGTGCTCACGCTTCAATACTCCAGTTAACCCCGTCCGCCTTCCGCTGATCGCGAAGCTTTGACCTGTGAATGAGTAGCGCCAGTCCGGCGCCGAGGATTACCGAAAGGGCGAACCACGACAGCAGGAAGGCGATCATGCCGAAGCCCTCTCAGCCCTGAGCCGCGCCTGGAAGGTTGAGCGGTGGAAGCCGATCTTGTGTTCGACGTCGATCCAGCGCTTACCTTTGGCGCGCATGTCTAGCGCCATGGTCATGTACTCATCCGTCACAAGTCTTGGGCGACCGCCGTGATTGCCAAGGATTACACCGGCCGCGTTTAGGTAGCGAACAACCGTCGACTCACAACAACCAGCCGCGCTGGCGATCTCACTCACTGGATGCTTCGTTGCGTTCATCGTGAAAATCAGCCCGATCGAGTCAGGCGACAGTTTCGCTGTCATGGCTATTCCTCCGAGCGTATTCCTGCTGCCGGGCTTTCGAGCAGCGTTCGTGGTTGCCCTTCATTCTCGGGCGCTGGCACTGATCGCACAGAAATCCGAGTTCCAAATACCCAGCCTTGAGCTTTCCTTTGGATGACATGAGGCCTCCCGGGAGGGTGAAGTTTTTAAGGGAGAGGTTTACTGCTTCGGCGCTTTCGGCCGGAACGCTGGGCGAACGAACGCTCGCGGGTATTCGATGTTGAATTTTTCGAGCAGGCGCACAAAGCAGCGGTGCGTGATGCCGGCGCGCTCGCGGGCTTGGTTTCGCGTCAGTCCCAGCTCTTTGAACGCCTTGATCCGCTCTGCGTTCTTGGCATCTTCGGCGTCGTTGATCGCAGGAGGGCGCAGATTGCTGCGTCCACTGACTACCGCCGGCCGGAACTTGAACCCGCCTTCTACGGCGATTCGCATCAGCCTGCGCACTGGAATCCCGGTGTATAGGGTTGCTTCTGCGTAGGTCATGGTCTCGGCCAGCTTGCGGATGTGCGAGATCTGTTCGGCCTTGTCCTTGACCCGCTGCCTTGCTCGTTCTTCCCGCTCAATTTCGCGCTGGGTGATCTTGTCCAGATACACGGGCTCGGCCACCGGCGCCTTGTCATGCCGCGCGACCTTCTTCCGTGGCGGTGGCTCATGTCGCTTTGGTGGTGGCTGAAAGCTCGGCCCGGGAAGCACCTCAATAGTCCCTCCTTTTTCAAGCCAGTCCGCTTGCAGCAGGGCCAGCTCATGACGCATTGGGTCGAGCTCCTTGACCATGTTCAGATCGTTGCTGATGTAGGCGTTCATGCTGCACCTCTCATTCGGCCTCGCATTTCATGTTCCAGTTCGGCCAGCTCTTCCAGAAAGTCCTTAATCTCGGCTTCCATTTCAGCGATGCGCTTGTCGTCGCGCTCGAAACGGAAGCAGGCGTACTGCAGCTCTTCAGGCATGCGGTCGTCGAAGCTGACGAAATCGACCCATGCCATACCGGTACAGGCCATCTGGGCCAACATCTGCCACTCGTATTGACTGTCGTGTTGCGCCGCCTGGATCACGGCGATATGGGTCGCCGTGTTTGGGCATTTGATTTCAATAAGCCCGTCAGTGCCGACAACTCCATCTGGGGATGCTGCGAACCCGGCGATAACAGGATGGTCGATCAGGCCGACCTCCTGAATCATCAGCCCCTTGTCGATTTCGTAGGCCGAGCGCGCCACTGGCTCGAGTTCGGTGCCGCGCTGTACCGCCGCATGGCGCGAAAGGTCTGGGCCGCTTTGGTTGCCTGTCAGTCGCTCACAGAGCAGGTCCATCATGTAGTTACGCCGCGTGGCTGACGGCTCCTTGCCGCGCCCCTTGGTCATCACATCCTTTACCTTGCTGGCGGTCACTTTGCCAAGGCGGGCGCGGATCCACTCTTCACTCCCCTGTTGCATCTGTCACCTCCTCGAACTGAGCGTCGACAGGCTCGGACAATTCCTTCTTGCGGTCGTCCTTGGCCTTGGTGAGTGCGGCGCGCTCGGTTGGAAGATCCTTCCACGCCGCCGTGAAGGCCGCTTGCAGCTCTTCCATCGACTGAGCGTTACGGATGGTTTCGATGGCAGGGCCAGCGTCAGCAGAGGGCGCTGGAGCGTCGTTGGTGACTATGCGTTCGGCTTCGTCTTGGTCGTAGATGCCGGCGAATCCGAATGCCAGTCGCGCACACTGGATCATTGCCTTGTGGCGCAGCATGCGGCGCGGGTGTGACTGCCATGGCTGGGTGCCGCGCTTGCACTCGGCCATGTACTCGGTAGCGCTGATCGCGTGGCCACGGTCTTTGCGGTAGATCTTGCAGGTGCACTCTGTACCGTCCTTGTCCATCGAGAACTCCATCCCGTCGAAGGCCGGGTTCTCGTTGATGATCCGCGCCCATCCGTCAACGCCGACGACGGGGACGATGCCGCCCTTGTCCGGGAAGGCGTAGATCTCTTTCGTCCATGGGTTCAGGCCGTACTGGTCGGCGACGATCATCAGCGCCTGCATCTGTGCGTCTGTCACGTTGCCCTTGAACGCGGTGGCTTTGAGGGTCGCCAGCATCTCGCCAGGGTCAACGCCGAAGCGCTCGGCCATGCGAGCAGAGAGGCTTTTCGGTTTCAGCGGTACAACACCTTGATTTTGTGCAGACATGACGGTTCTCCCCGCCATGCAGGCGGCGTGTGAGTTGAAATTGTTTTGTTTTTAGTCGATCGGGTAATTCTTGGTTGCGTATTCGACTGTCGCTTGATCTGGGCTTAGCCCGTCGATCACTGAAAGCCTTTCAGCGATACTGGTCATAACTCCGCACGCATCTCTGCCGTAGTCTGAAAGCTTCAAATCTCCCGAGTCCCGGCCATATGAGATGTAGCAGCCTCCATTTCCATGCAAAACAAGCGTCCCAACCATAGGCTCGCCGTGAGACTCATAAATCTCGACAAGCGAATCTGCGTAGTTGCTATGCGGTTGCTCGCTGTAGAAACAGACGTCGCCAACCTTTATTTCTCGGCCAGTTTTATCAAGCATGACAATCTCCCGCGCCATCCTTGCGGGGCGCCTGAAAGTTGAATTATTGAGTGAGCTGACCTACGTAGGCGCTGGCCAGCATTACGAAGGTGGTGCCGATGAGGACGATTGCTGAACCGCGCCAGACATACAGGCGGCGAGCGCGCTGATAGCTGCTCATTTCCCCACCGCCATAACAGGAAGGCTGCGAGGCTCGCCGTTCTCCTTGAACAGGCCGTATTGCAGAAGAAGGACGAGGGCGCCGAATGCCAGGAGCCAGAAGAGTGGTTTCATCTCATTTCCCCTTGTACTGGATCGGCACGAAGGTGTACTGCTCCTGTCCGTGGTGATGGACAAGCCAGTACTCCATGTCGATGCGGTTCATCAGTTCTTGGAAGGTGTAGACGCGGGTGGCGAGGCGTTTCATGGCGCCACCCTCATGTCAGAAAGGATTTTTTCGTGAGTTTTCCAGTGGCTTCTAGACCACATAGAGCAACCGAAAGGCTCAAGATATGCCGCAGGCTTGCCGCCAAATGACTGACCCGAATGGCGAACTATTCGGTATCGGCAACCATCACGCTTTCTGATCAGCGTCTTGCCCTTAAGGTGGGCGATTGAGTCAGGCCATTCGCCGTCGATGAATTTACGTAATGCATCGTTCATGCCTTCACCTCGTATGCCACAGTCCACTCGCCGCACAGGCAAGCCCGGCGCGACCACGCGTGAACGTTTTCGATGCCGGCGTCGTAGGCCAAAGAGAGGGCGCCGAGCCACGATTTGTGGGTGAACGCCAGAGTCATGCTGTTCATGCCGCACTCCTTGGCCGGTTCGCGATGGCGACGTTCAGCCGTTTGCAGTAGTGGTTGAATTCTTCTTCGGTGAAGTCGCCGTTCGTGAAGAATCGAGCTATGTGTTGCATGACCAGGATCTCGTACTTGTCCGGGCAGCCGGCGTGGTTGAGTTCGTCGAGGTCTTCGTCGATGAGGATGTGCGGGCTCATAGTTCCATGTCCTCTGCCTGAGCAATCAGCGCATCGTCTACGAGCGGCTGTAGCAGCTTCTCAGCGATTTCGCCCAGCATGCCGAGCGAGTGGTCGCTGTTGCCGAGCAACTCGTCAGCAGACACCTTGTCGACGATCCCGCGCTTGGTTTCGATCAGCATGTAGCCGAGCGATGGGGTAGGGACTTGGCAGTCGGCGAGACGAGCATTCACATGCTCATCAACAGCCAGCGCGAAGTCGCGGAACCGAACGCCCTGCTGGGGGTTCATGCGGCGCTGGAACGTGACGTCGCATCCGCGCATCAGGCATTCTGCGGAATCATGGAGCCATGCAGACCTCGCCAGTTCTTCGGGCGACTCGCTTACCGGAGGCGCCGGCTTTGCGTCGTGCGCGGCCTGACAGATATCAAATCGTGCGTTCATGATCGCCTCCAGAGTGGCGGGGTTACTCGGCGTGAGACAGGAATTCGTGGATCTTGTCGAGGCCGATATGCTCAAGAATGTCGTCATGGTCGCCGTTCTTGATAAGCCAAGCTCGCACCACGTCAACATCCATGCCCTCAAGGCGATCCGCATCAGGCAGTTGCTCGGCGATATCGCCAGCGTCTACTTCGACAATTGCCATCACGCCGTTTCTGCCGTTTGGCTCTACCGTCAGGCTGCTTGTCTCAATGTTCAATTCCATCTCAATCTCCTAGGCGATATACCCGCCCGGCATAGTGGTAACGACCTTCCTCGGTGCGTCATGCATACGACCTTTGGCGCAGTCGTGGACGTCGGGGCGGGGCTTGCGGGGGAGGGGTGGGGTTGTGCGTTTCATGGCCGATCTCCGTAAATCCAGCGTTCGGCATCGCGGACGTTTTCGAACATTTTGCGTCCAGAGCTTTTAGCCACTCTGGTTTCTTTGCCACCTTCTCCGGCATAGGCAACAACCCATGCTTTCGGAGTTTCGCGAATAACTTTACAAGCGCACATCAGGCCGTTTTTGCTTGCAAGAATCATCACCATCACCTCCAATCGCCCAATAAAAAGCCGGCCCTAGAGCCGGCTTTACTTCCTAACGCAGACCTCCCTACGTCAGGGGATGTTTGCCTCCTGATGGAGGGCTTGGCTGAATACCTAGCAATCTACCTTCCGCGCCTCCCGGTAATTTGTGGGAAGCCCTGACCAAGACTTATTGCTGCTTGGCGTCTCTGGTATTGCGGAATCCGAAGGGATGCCAGCCCATCGGGGTATGTGGGATCTCCTCTTGTTCGCTCACTGGGGAGGCAGTGGCCACCTATTGAGTCGTGTGCAGCTGTACCTGCATTGGCAAATGACCTGTCGTTTAATCCCGGACTCTGCATTCCTGCCGGGCTTCAAGTTCGACACCTGAAAGCAAGTTGGTCATTTGCCGATACAGGCACCTCTCTAAACGAGTTTCCCCAGAGAGATATCGGGCCGTTGCGTACGGCGGACGACGGAGACTATTTGGTCGCTTTGGCTATGGCAGCTTCGACTTCAGCCAGCAGGCCATGCATTTCGAGCGTGCCTCGCAGATCAAGGCACTTGGTGAGCGCGATCAGAAGATCCGGCGCGGCGGCGATCAGCTTGGCATCCTGTGGCGACATGCAAACTGAAGTTCCGTCGATTGCGCTGGTGTCCTTGTTGAAAATCGGATGGGGCATGCCGGATCCGGAGCGAATTTCAAACCGTTGAACAGCGAAATTGCTGCCGGATATATGCTTTAGAACCCAAGGGCCTGGCGTGTGAGTATTTCCCATTGTCTTTCTCCGTTCATGGCTTTCGAGTGCTGTCTGGGGTTTAGACAGCACTTGTAAAGCCAGATGGCGATCCTGAAACAGCAGTAGGCCATCTGATATCCAGGTTTGTGAATTTTTGGCGGGACGCTGATTGGCCAGAACCAATCGGCACCCCGTCATTACAATCGAGGCTTTTCCCGGATGTGGCCGGGCGGATCGGTTGGCAGTCGAACATCATCATCAGGCGGTTCTGGCCGCACATGACTCAGCGCTGCGCCGATCATGATGATCTGGAGCATGGTGTTCTCCGGTTGGGTGTTGATGCAGATGGCCGGAGCTGATCCCGGCATGACTATTCACGGCCTTAGTGACACCGGAGTTTCACCGGGGCGAAGGTTTCAGCCGCTTATTCTTGGACTCGCCGTGGTCATCTGGGCGCTTACTCACTCTACCGGCCACGATTCCCGCGATCCCTCAGGTCTTACACTTGCCCATCAGCCTGGGCATTCATCCGCATCGGGGTGTGATCTGGCAGGTGCCAATCCCTGCATCGACCCGAGTTCATTCCTCCGGATCTCGCTGAATAGAAGCTGTGCTGCTTGGCGGCAGGATTCAGATCACACCCCGATGCGCTCTCATAGAGAGGATCGGGCAGTTAACGACAGGCTGTCGTGGCGCTGGTTGTTTAAGCGGCGCGTTTTGCTTTCTTGTAGGCCAGGCGCCCACAGGATTTGAGTTGACATTGCGCGACGTTGAGATGGCGAACCCGATCGCGTCCGAACTTGTCGTCAAGCGATCCTCCGACGTAGTCGGTTTCTTTTACGTCAACACCTTCTGATTTCAGCGTGCGACGAATTGCTTTGCATTTTTTGGCGTTCATTGTGTGGCTCCCTTGGTATTTCCAATGCCGCCTCATCGAAGCGGCATCAGTAAATCTGTGGGTGTATCTCCGTGACCCGCTACTGGCTGGTCACCGGCTCGAATCTCTATGTCAAAGAACTTGGTTCCGGTCGGTCCCCTGTCGGGGGTCGGGAGATCACTTCGCTGATCCCGGGCTATCTGGCGGCTTCACCAGTCGTGTCGTGGGCCGGTGTTTCGTTCGGCTTGAAGTGAATATAAGCCTGCTTATCCTAGTCGTCAATAAGATTGCTTATATATTTTTCGATGGGCGAAAAAAATCCCGCGCTAGGCGGGATTTATATGGTGTGTCAGATCTCTATATGGACTGAGCAGACGGCCTGGTTGGCTTGCTTTGTTGCTCTTTAAGCCGCGTTGCAGTCTTGACGGCGACCCCGCAGATTGTTTCAGCCATCAGTGATGCCAGAGAACCGCCGCCGAACACAAAGTCATTGTTTCCGACGAGATTTCCTTGCATGTCATGTATTACCAAGGCACCTCTGTTGGCAATGCAGTCTTCTGTTGGAACTGACCATTGGAATAGAGAGATATCTTTTGTGGCGAGATCTATGGCTCTCGCAATGACCACGGCAAGTGTGTTTCCTTTTGTGTCTCCATCGAATCGAAATGAACCCTCCTGCACTTGATAGGAATTCTGGTCGATCGTCGCTATCTGCACCCAGCCGTCAACGCTATCTCCGACCCCGATTGGCTTTTGCTTAGGGGCTTCTGATTCGTGCTGTGAGAGCCGTGCTGGGGCTGGCGTAGAAATCGCTGGGGAGGGGATTTGCAAGACGCATCCAGCAGAAGTGGCAAAATAAAGGCACAATAACGGCGCGATTTTGCGCATGAGACCTCCATGTTATTTTCGTCTTGGCGAGCGCCTAACCGTTGACCACCAGAAAACGCGCCCGAGCATCCGAACATCTTCGGCGAACTGCTCAGCGGTCATGATTTCATCAGGGAAATCTTCAGAATTCTCGCTGCGGATCCTCACGCTACCGCCGGGGAGGCGGTGCAGATATTTGACCCTTAGCATCCCGAGCTGGTTGAAGGCGTAGATCTCGCCATCGATGATTGAGGTGTCATCCAGATCAAAACCAATTGCAGCACCATCAAGAATTAAGCGTTCCATGCTGCGACCTTTGATCCTGGCACACGCGGCGCTCTTTGCATCAACGCCGGCTGCTCTCAAAGTCGCGCCGCTAAATCTTAGCTTCCTATCGGCTATCTCCACGACCTCAGACATACCTTGCCCACCCGCGAACTCGACCTCCGCAAAGTACGGGATTTCATACTCGTCGTCACCAAGGGTTTCATCGTCCTCCCAGGTATCAATGTCCCCCAAGAGTTCCGCATTTGCCTCGATGTGCGTCAGCCTGCCCTTCATTTCACCAATTCCGTCAGATAGCCATATAGCACTAACTGAACAGGCGTGCGCGATCTTCGCGATGTGCGCGCTCTGGAGGTTCTTCCCGGTTTCGAGTTGGGAGATGACTGGCTGTTCGACGCCTACGAGTTCCGCGAGCTTCTTCTGCGTCAAGCGGGCGCCCTGGCGGGCCATTTTGATGCGGTTGGCAAGAGTATTCATCTTCACAACGGTATAAGCCCTCTTATCTTGTTGCAAATAAGCCTGCGCATCACTAGGATATAAGCAGGCTTATCAGGAGGGCTCTCGAATGACCCCCATTGAACGACTCGTTGACTACTTCGACGGACAGACCAAGACGGCAGTTGCCCTCGGTGTTTCTCAGCCAACAGTTTCGTACTGGGTGACGGGAACCCATCGCATCAGCGCCGACAAAGCATTTCTTGCCGAAGACCTGACTGGCGGGGCGATCACCGCCCGCGAGCTGGTCACCGGCGTTAACCACTCTACTGCCGCTTAACCATTCTCAGCCACGAAAGGAAACCACCAATGGCATACGACGACCCGTCCCACAAACGCAGCGAAGTTTGCAAGCTCCGCTACAAGCCTGAAGACCTTCGGTACCTGCGCATGGAAGCACGCCGCGCCGGCATGCAGCTGGCCACGTACATCCACGACCTTTCAATGATCGCCCGCCGCCTCGGCGCAGCAGAGCTGATCCGCGAAATGAATGGCCTGAAGGAACACGAGCAGCATAAGTCGGCCTAGAGGCCCTTTGGAGGGCCAATGCACGAATCATTGTTCGATGCGTTGGAGTTACAGGCCCAGGAAGAGGTTCGACAGCTCAGCGTTGAGCTCGGATGGGATCTTGAACGTACAGCGCAAGAGTATTTGAGGGCAGGGCAGTCATTGGCGCTACAGCTTCAGATGAAGCGGATGAAAGATCCAGCGCCGGTACTTTCCTTGGTGGAACACAAAAAGGGCCTCGAAAGGCACTGACCACCAAATTCAAGACACAAAAAAGCCACCGGGCAAGGGTGGCTGATTCGATCAAGCAATGTGTGGAGCCACTATGACAAACATCGTTCACTTTGACAAGTCCAGGGGGTTCACCCGCATGGACAATGCTCTGATGGAATCCTTGGCCACGGTTGACCTGCCGGCGCGTGACCTGCGCGTTCTGATGGCCATTGCGCGTCAGACGATCGGCTTTCAGCAGGAGACCAAGCGAATCACTGCCGATGAGCTCGGCAAGCTGACCAACATGCGCCGGGATGTTACCTCAAAGGCGATCAGCCATTTGCTCGAGCGCCGGATCATTTACCGCGTTGGCGGAAGCCGTGGTGACATCGGTATTTCACCGGTTGCTGAATGGGTGTTTTTCGCTGAAAAGCAGAACAGTCTCAGTGAGACCAAATCGTCTCACTCAGCAGAAATCGTCTCACTGAGAAATGACGCGAGTGAGACCAAAACTGCAACTTGCTTCCTTTATACAAAGAAAGAAAAACATCTTCCTACGGAAGATAGTGCACCTGTTGAAGCGAAAGCAGTTCGCGCACCGCTGAAAGCCAAATCCGCCGACGAATCAAAGTTCGGCAAGCCCCAAATGCTCGCTGACAACCCATTCGGTCTGTCTGAGCAATCCATCGATGACTACCTGAAGCTGCGCAGGGCGAAGCGTGCGCCGGTTACAGCAAAGGTGTGGGCAAACGTGAACGCTGCCCTTACCAAATGCGCAGCGGTCGGCATACGGGCAGAGGCGGCCATTGAGCTGGCAGTGCTGAATGGCTGGCAGGGTTTCGAGGCTGACTGGATCATTGGGCGCTTGTCGAAGGCGCAGCAGGGGCAGCGCCCAGCCTCAGCAGGTCCTGACTTCTTCAGTACCGACTGGCGCACCGACACGAGTAACGACCTGTGAAGCGCGCGGGTGATTTGACTCGACAGGCTCAGGCCATGATTGCCACAGGCGCGGATTCCGTTCCTGTGGCAAAGGCGCCTCTGGGAAACGTAGATGAATCCACTGCCGCAGTGATCGAAAAGCTGTTTCGCCAGTTGCAGGCCATCTTCCCGGCATGGCGTCAAGCTTGGCCGGACGATGCGGCGAAAAACACTGCTATGCGCAGCTGGACAAAGGGCTTCATCGACGCCGGCATCAGCAGCATCGAACAGGTCCGGTATGGGATCGAGGAATGCCGCCGCAGCGGATCGCCATTCGCCCCAAGCATCGGCCAGTTCATTGGCTGGTGCACTCCAGGCCCTGAGCACTTCGGCCTTCCAACGCACGCTGCTGCCTGGATGGAAGCCCTGATGGGCGTCTACTCCCACGAAGGCGTGCGCATCGCTGCCAACGAAACCGGGATTTTCGACCTGCGCTGCGCCAAGCAGGAAGACAAGGGTTTGCGTGAGCGCTTCGACCGGGCCTACGCAATCGTCATCCGCCGCGCTCAGGAAGGCCAGCCTCTGGACGGCAAGATCCTCACCGGAATTGGCCACGACAGCCAGAAGACCGCCTTCGAATTGGCCAACGAACTGGCCGACCAACAGACCCAAGCACGAATCCTTCAGCAAGGCATCCCGGCCGACGGCAAGTCCGCCCGCGCGATGCTGCTCGCGAAGTTCGGCAAGAACAAGAATCAGGAGCTTTCCCAATGACCGACTACAGCAAACTCAAGCCGCTGCTCGATTCATGCCTGGATGAAAGAAACAACGATGCCCGTTCGTTTCGCAAGGCATGCGATGCCCTCTTCGACGTATGCACCATCGAGATGATTGCTGGCTTGGTTGCGGATAACGATGCACTGCGCACTGCCCTGGCCGAATGCACGGCGTCGCTGGAAGGCGAAGTGCTGCAGAAGTTCCACGGACAGAAACCGGAAGACATGCACCCCGTGACGCGCCGCGAATACGACCGGGACATGGCCGAAATCAACGCCTACAAGGCTCTGAGCAAGGAGCCTTCCAATGGTTGATATCGCCGATCTCGCAGACGGCCTCATCGAGAAGACTCTTGAGGATGCGCTATCGAACATCCCCCGTTACACCGGCATCAGCGCCAAAGAGTGCGAGGAGTGCGGAGAGGAGATTCCCGAGCAACGCCGTTATGCAGTTCAGGGCGTGAAGCTTTGCGCGCCTTGTGGGGCTTTGGTGGAGTTGCGGGCTAAGGGGGTTCGGCGGCTATGAGCAAATACGACGAAGTTCTGAAGCCTTTCTTGCAGCTGATGGATAGAGAACTCCGCGCCAATGCCGGTAAAGGTGATCGCCCTGGCTGGCTTTCCATGTCCACTGATACCTGCTTGCTCGAGATTATCTATCACTTCGGAAAGTTGCAGGCATCTGTGAAGCGGGGCGACATCGACGGAATCACCGAGTACGCCGCAGACGTGGCGAATATGTCGATGATGCTGGTGGATATTTGTGGCGCCCTCCCAGACCAAAGGCATGAAACCCCAGAGATTGATCTGCTCAATGCTGAGAACGAGGCGCTGCGAGTTGCTCTTGAATCATGCGCTGATGAACTGGAAGGACAGGTTATTCAGTGCTACCACGGCCAGCCTGTCGATGACATGCATCCTGTAACGCGCCGATCCTACGAGCGTGACATGGCATGCGTTACGGAGGCTCGCGCCGCCATGAGTAGGGAGGTCGGCCATGAGTAACGTAATCGTCAAGCCCCGCCACTTTTGGTCAGCCGGCGCCAGTCGAATCCGCGACGTATTCAAGCTTGCCTTCCAGTTCGCCGCTGAGCTGTCCGTCTCCAGCGCCGTCGAGATCATCGTCCGCCCGGTGAAGTCCCGCCGCACCCTGGAGCAGAACGCCAAGCTCTGGGCAATGCTGGGCGACATCTCCCGCCAAGTAGATTGGCCGGTCAACGGCGTCATGCAGAAGCTCGACAGCGAGGACTGGAAGGCGCTGATGACCGCTGCCGCCCGTCAAGAGATCCGCATGGCTCAAGGCATCAACGGCGGCGTGGTCATGCTCGGTGAAAGCACCAAGCGCATGACCGTCGCCGAGCTGGGCGACGTGATCGAGTGCATGTACGCGTTCGGCGCCGAGAAGGGCGTCGTCTGGAGCGAGCCGAAGGGGCAGATGCCAGAGACTTGGGAGGCGGCAGCATGAGCCAGTTAGAGCCTGGTGTATTGGCGCTGATCATCAGTTCGCGCAATGAGGAGAATATTGGCCGAGTCGTTACGGTTGTCAGGTTCGCCTACAAGGGCGAGCGCATAAACCAAGGTGCGGCTGGTTATGCGGAGGCTGATGACGATGACGTCATCGTTGATGGCGAAATCGTAGTCAGCAAAACCCATGACCCTCGCATCAAAAACACCGTATCAAGGCATGTTTTCGGTCGTCGCGATCTGATGCCCCTGCGCGGAAATTTCCAGCCCGAGCAGCAGAAGTCGCGGGAGGTGGTCGAGTGAAGCGCACACCACTTCAGCGCAAGACTCCACTCACCTCCGGGCCGCGCCGCAAGCGCTGCCCTGAGTGCAGAGTGATGTTCACGCCCTCCAGAAGCTCGCAGACGGTGTGCGGCGAGATCGAGTGCGCCATCGCTCACGGAAAGTCGGAGAAAGGCAAGGAGGCCACTCGCAAGGCCTTGGCTGATATTGATCGCCAAGACATCAAGGTCAGAAAAGAGGCCCTGAAAAGTCGCGGCGACTACATGCGTGACGCGCAGAAGGCGTTCAACGAGTTCATTCGTGTTCGTGATCAGCTCGCCGGTCACGCCTGCATCTCCAGCGGCCGCCCTCTGGACTGGGCCGGTAACGCAGTTGACGCCGGCCACTACCGGTCCGTCGGCGCCGCACCGCACCTTCGCTTCGACGAGCGCAACTGCCACGCCCAAAGCAAGCAGGACAACCGCTACCTGTCCGGTAACGCCATTGACTACCGCATCGGCCTCATCAAGCGCATCGGCCTCCAGGCAGTGGAAGAACTTGAGGCGGATCAGTCGGTGCGCAAGTACACCATCGAAGACCTCAAGGCCATCACCGCCGAATACCGCGCCAAGACCCGTGAACTCAGGAGAGCAGCAGCATGAATCTCGTCGTCCTCTACATCCTCTTCATGTTGTTACTCACCGGCGGCTGCCTTGCAGGTATTCACCGCTTACGGCGCCGGGATCGGATTGCGCGGGGTGTGAAGCCATGAACTGGTCACCAATAGGCGAAAGCAAGCGCTGCATTTCGTCCGAAGAGGGCTATCTGGTCAGCAAGTACTGGATGCCTGAAGGCTTTGCGTACGTGGCTCGTACTCCGGCGCCTGCCTCAAAGATCCTCCACGCAGGAAAAGATCTGGCCCAAGCCAAGGCCGCCTGCGTCACACATCTTGAATCAGCACAGGGGAAGGCAGCATGAGCGCACTCGACAAGCAAGTATCCGGCGACCACTACAAGGACCTGAAGATCCAGCCCATCGAGTACATCCACGCGAACGGCATCCCCTTCGCCGAGGGCAGCGTCATCAAGTACGTCAGCCGGTGGCGCTCAAAGGGCGGCATCAAGGATCTGGAGAAGGCCAAGCACTTCCTGGAGCTGCTGATCGAGCTGGAGCAGGCGGAAGAGGACAAGACAGAGGCGAAGAAGTGCGCCGTAGCTGGCGTGATCGACACGTCGAGGACTCGATAATGGCTGAGCGCAAAGTTACCGACGAGCAGCTGATCGAAGCCTTCAAGACCATGAGCCTGTCCCAGGCAGCCCGGCACTTCGACATGAACCAGCGCAGCCTGGAGAAGCGCAAGGCGAACATGATCCGCAAAGGATGGAGCCCCGAACACGACATGACCCACATCGTCCCGGACGGCTTCAAGCTGAAGGGTACGTCGAGCCTGTACAAGGAGGGCGTCAAGGCGCCGGTGTTGCAGTGGGTGAAGTCGACAGCCGACGAGCAGCGCCAGCGCGAGCTGATGCAGGCCGCTATCGAGGCGATGGGTGAGGATCTGCCGCGCTTGGAGCTGTCACCGGCCCCAGAGGCATGTAACAGCGACCTCCTGAACTGTTACGTCGTCACGGACTACCACCTCGGCATGCTCTCCTGGCACGAAGAGACGGGCGCCGACTACGACCTCAGCATTGCCGAGCAGCAGCTCGTCGCATGGTTCGCCACGGCCATCCATATGGCGCCGGATGCAGAGATCGGCGTGTTCGCGCAGCTCGGGGATTACCTGCATTGGGACGGCCTCGACGCCGTGACGCCGGCCAGCAAGCACCTACTCGACGCCGACACCCGGTTCCAGAAGCTGGTTCGGGTGGCGATCCGCGTGACCCGCCGCGTCGTCGACATGCTGCTGACCAAACACCAGCGCGTTCACGTCCTGATGGCCGAGGGCAATCACGACACCGCCAGCTCCATCTGGCTGCGCGAATGGTTCTCCGCCATCTACGAGAACGAGCCGCGCATCACCGTCGACCGCAGTCCAGATCCGTACTACTGCGTCGAGCATGGACAGACCAGTCTGTTCTTCCACCATGGCCACAAGAAGAAGCCGGCCGCCGTGTCGGACGTGTTCGTCGCGAAGTTCCGCGACGTATTCGGTCGCACTCAGCACAGCTATGCACACCTGGGCCACCTGCACCACGTCGACATCAAGGAGAACAACCTGATGATCGTCGAACAGCACCGCACCCTGGCCGCCCCAGACGCCTATGCAAGCCGTGGCGGGTGGATCAGTGGCCGTGACGCCAAGGTCATCACCTACCACAAGGCATACGGCGAGGTAGGGCGCCTGACGATCAATTCCGACATGTTGAAGGTAGGTGCAGCATGAAGAAGCAGCTCGACACGCATTACCTGCTTACCCAATGGGGTATCTGGCTGCGCTACGGCGCCGGGATTCCGCGTTATGTGTCGCCACACTTCGCGCTGATCAGGGACAACATCGAGCAGCATTCGTCGGCACCGGTGGCCTGCATCAGTGACGACCTGTGCATGCTGGTTGACGGGATCGCCGCCCGCCTGCGCCACCGCAACGAAGAAATGGGCATGGCGTTGATCTACTACTACGGCCGGGACATCAGTTTCGCCAGCCTGGGCAGGCTGATGAACATGCCGAAGACCAGGGCCGAATCGCTCGTAAAGTCGGCAGAACAATGGGTTGACGGAGCGCTCGACGAAAAGATTGCCGCATAGTGCAAAAATGGCTTGTATCTTGCTTGTATCGTCCGGACGTTTTGGGGTACATTGTGTCCCAATATGCGGTTTTACCGCTTCGAAGAGCCTCGCCACAGTGCGGGGCTTTTTTATGCCTGAGATTCCGAGGTAGGCCATGACCGTCACTGTCGATGCCAAGCTCATCGAGATTGCCCAGTGTCTGACCGCGACTGCCTCGCAGTGCAAGGAAAGCGGCATGACCAAGCTCGCGGAGACATTCGCCAAGGCAGCGTCTGACCTGCTTGCCCAGAGCATCCAGAACACGAACACCGTTCACTGATTTTTATGCATCCGTCTCCCCGGCGGACTTCGGCGCCTCACACTGGCGCCTTTTTTATCCCCCAACCGCCGAGACCAACGAGGCGCTTATGAGATCGCAAGCCATGTCAGAGCCTGGACCGTTTACCGCTTTGGGTGGGATCGCGCTCTACAAGCTCGGTGCCTTCGGTTTTGTCGCTGTGCTGGCCGCCATTGTGGTTATGGCCATGACGCTGCCCAAGACGGTGCGTGAGTTCGTTGTAGCGATGATCAGCACCACCGTCTCCAGCATTTGCGGCGGCGCCTTCATCGTGCGCTGGTTCGACCTTGGCGCCTGGGCGCATGACGACATCGGCCTGATTGCTATCGGCGGCATCATCTTCGTCTGCGGACTCCCTGCATGGGTATTGGTCCGGGCTTGGTTCAAGTGGGCCGAGAACCGCAAGGACAAGGATCTGGCCCAGCTCGCCACAGACCTGCAAGACCTGAAGAAGACCGTAACCGGCGGGCAGTGACTCGCAACCTATTGCGCGAATCACGCTTCAGCTCAGCAATACCAGCACTTAATTGCACATCGGTGAATGCCATGACCCGCCAGATCAAAGTGCGTGCCTACCTCCCCTGGTGGTTCCGCACCTACGTTCGAGCTGTCTACGCATTCGCCTACATGACTGGCCTTGAAGTCGACACCGACGTGATCAGGGCTCAGGCCAAGCAAGTCACGCGCTACAGAGAGGTTGAATGAATGGGCATGGTCTCTCACTTGACTCACAAGGAAGTGGTCGACTCGTTGTATGAAGCATCGAGAAAACAAATGGAAGCAGGCAGTGAGCCCCCGGCGTTTGATAAGAAGCTCATCAACATGAAGATGCACACCATTGTTGAGCCGCAAGACACTTTCGAGGCGCTTGCCAACCAGTTGTTTGGTTTCCCGCGCGCCGAGTAACAGAAGGAATTCAGCATGACCGACCAACCTGACTGGGAGCGCATCGAGCAGCTCTACCGGGCTGGTGTGCTTTCGCTCAGAGAGATCGCTGCAGCTTGCCCGGGCTCGAATCACATGGCGATTGCTCGCCGTGCCAAGAAGCTGGGATGGACTCAAGACCTTGCAGCCAAGATCAAAGCCAAGGCCGAAGACCTTGTTACACGGCAGCTTGTTACAGAATCTGTTACAGCAGACCGCGCCGTAACAGATCGCAGCGTCATTGACGCGAACGCGCAGGCCATTGTGAACGTTCGCCTTGGTCATCGCACAGACATCAGCCGATCTCGCCGGCTCGCCAACAAGCTGTTGGATGAGCTTGAGGCGATGACAGACGACAACGGGATGCTGCGTGAGCTGATCGACCAGCTTGCGGATGCAGAAGGCCCTTCGTCGCTACTTGAGATCGCGCAGAAGGTTGCAGGGCTTCCAGGGCGCAGCAAGGTGATGAAGGAGCTCAGTGAGACACTGAAGACGCTGATCCTCCTTGAGCGTCAGGCCTACAACCTCGACGAGCCGAACCCTGAAGACAAAGTCGAGGCCGTGACGAGAATCGAACTGGTCGCGATGTAATGGCGGTTGCGAAGATCGAGATCCCGAACAAGCTGATTCCAGTGTTCCAGGGCGATGCTGACGTGCGTGGCGCTTATGGCGGCCGTGGCTCGGCCAAGACCCGCAGCTTTGCCACGATGATCGCGGTGCGTGGCTACATGTACGGCAAGCATGGCGTGTCGGGGATTCTGCTTTGCGGCCGGCAGTTCATGAACTCGCTGGCTGACTCTTCGTTCGAGGAGTGCAAGCGGGCGATCGAGGACCAGCCTTTCCTCAAGGATTACTACGAGATCGGCGAGACGTTCATCCGGAGCCGCGATAAGCGCATCTGGTTCGCGTTCGCCGGCCTTGACCGCAACATCGCTTCGATCAAGTCGAAGGGGCGCATCCTGATCTGCTGGGTTGATGAGGCCGAGCCTGTCACTGACGACGCTTGGATGACGCTGATCCCCACGCTGCGCGAGGAGGGCGAGGACTGGAACGCCGAACTTTGGGTCACCTGGAACCCGAAGCGCAAGAAGGCGCCGGTCGAGAGCCGGTTCCGCAACATCGATGACGCACTGATCAAGGTTGTCCAGCTCAACTGGCGCGACAACCCAAGGTTCCCGGGCAAGCTTGAGCGAGAACGCCAGCGCGATCTTGAAGAGCGCCCCGAGCAGTATCCGCACATCTGGGAAGGTGAATACGTGACAGCACTCTCCGGCGCCTACTTTGCCAAGCATCTGGCTCAGGCGAAGGAGCAAGGGCGCATCAGTCACGTCGCCGCTGACCCGCTGATGACCATCCGCCTGTTCGCTGACATCGGCGGCACCGGTGCCAAGGCTGACAACTTCGTGTTCTGGGCCGCCCAGTTCATCGGCAGAGAGATCCGCGTCATCGACCACTACGAGCAGCAGGGGCAACCACTGGCGGCCCACCTGAACTGGCTCAGGTCGAAGGGATACACGCCGGAACGCGCACAGATCTGGCTGCCACACGATGGCGACACTCAAGACAAGGTGCACGACGTGTCGTACCGCTCGGCCTTTGAGGCTGCGGGCTACATCGTCACGGTGATTCCGAACCAGGGCAAAGGCGCGGCGATGCTTCGTGTTGAGGCAGGCCGCCGCCTGTTCCCTGCCATGTGGTTCGACGAGGCGCCAACGCAGGCAGGTCGTGACGCGCTGGGCTGGTATCACGAAAAGCGCGACGAGATTCGCGGCATAGGGCTTGGACCCGAGCACGACTGGGCCAGCCACAGTTCTGACGCATTCGGCCTGATGTGCATCGCATACGAGCAGCCGTCCGCTACGGCGCCGGCTCCAATCAAATATCGAAACCGAGTGATCGCATGACCAAGATGACCGACGCCGAGCTGGTTTCCTACCTCGAAGATGAGGCGCGCCAGGCTCACCTGTTCAATGACGGTGAGTTGCAGGAAGAGCGCGTCAAGGCCATGCGTGCCTACACCCGTGAGCCGTATGGCAACGAGGAGGAGGGCCGCTCGGCTGTCGTGGCATCTGACGTGTTCGACGCGGTCGAGGGCATGCTTCCTGACCTGATCGAGGTGTTCACCAGTTCGGAGAAGGCTGTGGTCTTCGAGCCTGTCGGTCCGGAGGATGAAGAAGGCGCCGAGCAGGTCACTAACGCCTGCAACTACGTGTTCTACAAGCAGAACAACGGGTTCATGATCCTGTACACCGCGCTCAAGGACGCGCTGCTGCTCAAAACCGGTTCGGTGAAGTGGTTCTACGAGAAGAAGCGCGTCCCGACGTTCACGCGCTACAGCAACGTGGACGAGATGCAGATTGCTCTGTTCATGCAGGAAAACCCTGACGCCGAGATCATCGAGCAGGAAGAGGCCGAGCTGTCCGATGAGGAAGCGCAGCAGTTCCAGCAGATGGCGGCCGAGCAGTATCAGCAGACTGGCGTCATGCCTGACATGCCGCGCCGCTTCAACGTCAAGGTCAAAACCATTCAGGAGAAGGGCTATTGCTGCGTCGTAGCAATCCCACCTGAAGAGCTGCAGGTATCGCGCCGGCACGACTCGCCACTGCTGAAGGATTGCCCATATGTCTGCCACGTCACCCGTCGTAGCGTCTCCGAGATGCGCGAAATGGGCTATGACGTCGACGTGTCCGAAGTCCGCGCCGCGACCTACGAGAACGTGACCGACTACCGTGAGAACAACGGCGGCCGGTTCGACGACTGGGAAGACGAAGACCCGCTGGACCAGTCCATGGTCCGTGGCTACCTGCGTGACGAGTATGTGCTGGTCGATTACGACGGTGACGGCATCGCTGAGCGCCGCAACATCGTGCGCCTGGGCGATCGCGTGCTGAAGAACGTCGAATGCAGCCACGTGCCGATCGCGGCCTGGACGCCGTACATCATGACGCACGCCTTCAATGGCCTGTCGGTGGCGGATCTGGTCGAGGACTTCCAGCGAATCCACACCACCATCATGCGGCAGCAGCTCGACAACCTGTATCTGGCGAACAATCAGGAAACCATCGTCACGATGGACAGCCAGGGCAACCCGATGGCAGACATAGACAGTCTGCTCAATCGCCGCCCTGGCGGGATCATCCTCGAGAAGCAAGCGGGCGTCGTTCGTCCGTACCAAGAGCGCTGGCAGGGCATCGAAGCCATGCCAATGCTCGAGCAGCTGCAGGGCGAGAAGGAAAACCGCACCGGTTGGACGCGCTACAGCCAGGGCCTTGACGGTGACAGTCTGAACAAGACCGCGACCGGCGCCCAGATGATCATGAACGCCAGCCAGAAGCGTATGAAGCTGATGGCCCGCATCGCCGCCGAGTGCCTTGTTGCGCCGATGTTCCAAGGCATCTTCAAGGTGCTGACCGACAACGGCATGGAGAAGCTGAGCTATCGCCTCAACGGCAAGTACGTGCAGGCCGACCCACAGGAATGGCGCGACCAGTACGACATGACGATCAACGTCGGCATTGGCACCGGTGACGTGCAGCAGCAGAACGTGTTCTTGCAGCAGATCGCCCAGACCCAGGCCATGGTCGCCCAGTCGCCGTTCGGCAAGTCGCTGATGAGCCCGGACAAGTTCTTCAACGTGCAGGCGAGGCTGGCCGAGAACGCCGGATTCAAGAATCCAGAGGAGTTCTGGGTCGATCCAGCCTCTGTTCCGCCTGAAGCCGATCAGCCACCACCGCCAGATCCGAAAGTCGTGCTCGAGCAGGAGAAGCTCAAGAACGAACAGATGAAGACGCAGGCCGAAATGCAGCAGAAGGCCGTCGAGGCTGACAAGGATCGGCAATTCAAGGCCTCTGAGGCTGAGAAAGACCGCCAGTTCAAGCTGGAAATGGAGGTTCTTCGCCTGAATCACGCTGCCACACATGCACGTCAGACCGAGGAATTCCCGAATGGCCAGTGATTCTGATCTGCTGGAACAACAAAGCCGGGGCCAGGTCGCGCTCCAGCTGCTGGAAAACGAGCTGCTGAAGGAAGCGCTGGACGCCATCGACCGCGAGGTGATGGAGCAGTGGATTGGCTGCCCGGCGCGTGACAAAGAGGGCAAAGAGGCCCTATGGCAGCTCATCAAGACCAGCCGCAAGTTCCGCGAGGTGCTGACCGGTTACATCGATACCGGGAAGTTGGCCGCGCACAAGCTCAAACAGTACGAAGAGGCCGGGCGACTCGCTCGGATCTTCAGGAAATAGCCCGAATTCAACCTTTGCCCGCCTTGAGCGGGCTTTTTTATGCCCGCAATCCGGGCGAACTGGAGTGAGTGATGGACACCAACCAAGAATCTGGAGTGTCTCTGGATGATGTATCCGAGCTTCTGGACGAAGCGCCCGAGCAGGTCGAAGAAGGCGAAGTAGCCGAAGCCGAAGCACTCCCCGAAGAGGGTGAGCAAGCCCAGGAAGCGGAAGAAGACGACGGCGAGCTGGTCGAGATCGAGGGCAAGTCCTATCGGGTTCCGAAGGAACTCAAGGGCATGGTCCTCATGCACAAGGATTACACCCAGAAAACCCAAGAGGTAGCCGATCAACGTCGGGCAGTTGAAGAGCGTGCGCAAGCTCTCCAGCAGCGCGAACAGGTGTTGGGCGCCTCCTTTGAGAAGGCTGTCGAGTTCCGCCAAGTGCAGGACCGGCTGGCCCAATTCGAGGCTCTGGACTGGAACGCGCTTGTTGATGCGGACCCGGCACAGGCCCAAAAGCTGACTATTGCGTATCAACAGCTCCAGCGTGAAGCGCAAGCCAAGCTCTCAGAACTGCAGCAGACCCAAGCTCAGGCCCAGCAACTGACGGAAACCCAGCGTCAGCAACTGCTCACCGAAGCCATGTCGGATCTGCGCGCACGTCTGCCGGGCTTCGGACCGAAAACCGTTGAGCAGATCCGCAAGGCAGCTGAAGAGCATTACGGCATCAAAGGCGAGGAGCTTGACGGCCTCGTAGATGCCCGCCACGTCCATGTACTGCATGACGCCATGAAGTGGCGAGAGCTTCAGGCCAAACGGCCTCAGGCCATGCAGAAAGTCGCTGAGGCTGCTCCGGCAATCAAGCCGCAAGCCGCCCCGCAAAAGCCCCGAACCAATCAAGCCGCCCTTGACCGCCTGAAGAAGAATGGCCGGGTCCAGGATTTGGCTGCTTTGCTCTGAGGAGAGTAAGCCATGACTCAACCAACCAATACCTTTGACTCGTACGACGCCATTGGTAACCGCGAAGACCTCCAAGACAAGATCTACATGGTCTCTCCGGAAAAGACCCCCCTCGTCTCCGCCATCGGCCGTTTCAAGGCCACCCAGCGCCTGCACGAATGGCAGCGCGACAACCTCGCTACGCCGAACAAGGACAACGCCGTGATCGAGGGCGATGACCGCACCGGCACCGCGCTGACTCCGACCGATCGAGTGGCGAACACCGTCCAGCTGTTCGACAAAGTCGCTGTGGTTTCCAGCACCCAGCAAAAAACCAAGTCCGCCGGCCGTTCCGACGAGATGAAGTATCAAGTCTCGAAGTGCATGGTCGAGCTGAAACGCGACCTGGAAGCTATGGTGCTGTCCAACAACCCAGCCGTTCAGGGTAACAGCACCACCGCTCGCAAATCCGCCGGCCTGGGCGTTCTGCTGTACTCCAACGTCAGCCATGGTGCCGGTGGTTCCACCACTGCGCATACCTCTGGTCTGGCAACTGTCGCTCCAGTGGCTGGCACTGCCCGCGCATTCGCTGAAGCCCAGCTGAAGACCGTGATGCAGAGCATCTACACCAACAGCGGTGAAATGCCGAGCATCATCAGCATGACCCCGAGCCACAAAGGCACGTTTTCGGGCTTTGCTGGTATCGCAGTCAACCGCTTCAACGTGAGCAAGGGCAAGCAGGGCGTGATCGTCGGCGGCGCGGACGTTTACATGTCCGACTTCGGCGAGCTGACCGTGGTGCCGAACTACGTCCAGGCCACCGCCAACACCGGCACCGCGTTCATCCTGAACCCGGAATACGCCGGTATCGCCTACCTGGGCGGCTTCAAGTCTGACCCTCTGGCGAAAACCGGTCACACCGAGAAAGAGCTGGTCTCGGTTGAGGCGTGCCTTGTGGTCACCTCCGAGAAGGCGCACGGCAAAATCGCTGACCTGACTCCTTAATCGCACCTGACTGAGGCCCGCCCTGGGCAACTGGGGCGGGTTTTTTAATGTCCAAATTTACCGAATTCGATCCGCAAACCGGCGTTAAGACAACCGTTCACGACCTCGGCGACAAGATCGTGTTCGAGAAATCGTATGACGCTGAGCCGTTCCTTGAGCGCGCCAAAGAGATGCGCGCGGAAACCGAGGGACAGACGTGGGGCGAGATGCGCCACATTGGGTTTATCCCGAACGCAGTCCTCGGAACCATGATGCGCCAGGACGGCGGTATTGATCAGAAGCGTCTGGTCGCATGGCTCAAGGCAAACCCGATGATGGCTACCTTCAACAAGGCCCTCAAATGAATTACTCCGACATCAGCGCACGGGTTGCGGATTGGATCAATCGCGGCGACCTTTCCGCACGCATCCCTGACTTTATCGCCTTGGCAGAGGAGCGCATGAACCGCGCGCTTCGCGTTCGGCAGATGGAGTCATCGCTTGCGGTTACGGACATCACCGATAACCTGATAACCCCGGCGACTGATGTCATCGATGTAAAAGCATTGTGGGTGCCGAACTACGAGCGCACCCCATTGAAGCCGCAGACGCTTGAATCAGTAATTGCTGGCGGATACCAAGGTACTCCGACCATGTACGCCTGGGATGGCGCAGACCTGCGCTTTGATGGCGCCGGTAGCGTGCAAGGGGTGCTTTATGTGCGTATTCCTGCCTTGGCTACAGCCACCACCAATTGGGTCAGCGAAGGCCCCTGGAGCCTATACCTCTGGGGTGCGCTGATGGAAGCCTCGCTTTTTGTAAAGAACGCTACTGACGCTGCCACTTGGGAGGGTCGATTCCTTCAGGTGCTGGGCGAGGTCCAAGGTAACGACCAGCGCCGGTCCGGCCCGATGGTAGCGAGGGCGCGCTGATGATCCCTTTAACTGGGTTCGCGCCTGACGCGGATGTAACGACTCCAGGCCTGATTACTTGGTGCACCAACCTGATCCCATATCAGAATGGCATGGAAGGCGCGCCAGAGCCGGTCACGCCGGCGTCCACCCCAGCTCTCGCTGCAGCCTGCCGTGGCGCTGCGGTGGTGACCAAGCTCGACGATACGCGCCGGATCATTGCTGGTACTACCACGAAGCTTTACGAGCTGTCTGCGGGTGCCTGGGTTGATATCGGACGGGCTGCTGCCTACAACGGCGGCGTCGACACGCGCTGGTCGATTGCCCAGTTTGGTGATGCCACGCTCTGCGCGAACCGTGCCGACGTGATCCAGCGCTCGACGGGCGCCGCCTTCGCTGATGTGGCCACTGCGCCAAAGGCTGAAATTCTGTTCACTGTCGGCGCCTTCGTCATGGCGCTGAACACCAATGACGGTTCCGAAAAGCCAGATGGCTGGCACTGCTGTGCAGCGTTCGATGAAACTTCATGGACGCCGAGCCTTGCCACGCAGGCGACGTCAGGACGCCTGGTAGCGACGGCCGGAAAACTCACGGCGGGTATGCGCCTGGGCGAGTACGCGATTGCCTACAAGATGAAGTCCATCTACCTCGGCCAGTACGTTGGCGCGCCGACCGTGTGGAACTGGCTGCAAGTGCCCGGCGGCGAAGCTGGCTGCATTGGAAAGGAGGCAATCTGCGATATTGGCGGCGCCCACTTCTTCGTCGGCGACGACAACATCTGGATTTTTGACGGAACGCGCCCGGTGCCAGTGGCCGAGGGTTTTGTCCGGCAGTTTTTCTTCGACAACTCGAACCCGTCCTACCGATATCGGACGATTTGTGTCTTCGACAAGCAAAAGAACCTCGTGTGGGTCTTTTACCCTTCGCTGGGCTCGACCACGAACGACTCTGCGCTGGTCTATCACATCACCGCGAAAAAGTGGGGCGTTGCAAATCGCAGCATTGAGGCGGCGCTGAACTACGTGGCAGGCGGCGTGACGATTGATGGCCTTTCGGCCATTTCGGCAACGATTGACGGACTGTCGGCATACTCGTTCGACTCCCAATTCTGGCTTGCTGGCGGTCGCTCGTTGTCCATTTTCAACACCTCGCACCAGCTCCAGTCCATGACAGGTGTATCCGTATCCAGCTCGATGACGACAGGTGATGTAGGCGATGACGACGCGGTTTCGGCCCTGAACAAGATCCGCCTGCGCTACGCCGTGTCCCCGATCGCCGCTACCGTGCAGACGTTCATTCAGCAGAATTCCGGCACCGGTTTCACTTCCGGGACGGCTGGGACGGTGCTGGATGGCAAGTTTGACCTGCGCCAGTCGGCGCGCTGGCACAAGGCGACATTCACGTTTACCGGTCCTGTACGTGTGACGCATATGGACGCTGATCTCACGCCGGCAGGAGGCCGTTAAGGATGAAACTCAACACAACGCCGCGCGTTGGCACGCTTGACCCGGTGCTGCAGCGCGAACTGCGAGAGCATGCCACGCAGGTCAATTTGCTGTCGGAGATGCGCATCTCCGCCTTCTATGGCGCTACCACTGCTGCGCCAACAACCGGCTCATGGATGCAAGGCGACTCCATGAAGAACCTGACCCCGTCGGAGCTTGGGACTGCCGGATCTAAATACGTGATTGACGGCTGGACGTGTGTTGTTTCCGGCACTCCTGGCACCTGGGTGCAGCGCCGATTCCTGACAGGTAACTGATGAACAAAATCATTGTGGTGCCGACGACTCACATCGATTCGGCTTGGAAGGATGGCGCCTCGAATCTGGCCAAGGCCTGCGCAACATCGGGCGGTGAGATCACTGGCGACCAGCTCAAGATGATGCTCAGTCGAGGCGAGCGCACGCTGCTGCGGCTCGATACAAACGAGCAGATCGCCGGCTGGGGCGTCGTCGGTGTCGAGCAGCTGCCGAACTTCCGGGTCCTGTATGTCTACGAGCTCTACGCTCCTCACGGCCATTTCGAGGCATTTTTCGAAGAGGTTGGCGCGATGGCCAAGAGCCTGGGCTGTCTTCGTCTTCGGTGCGCCGCTGCGCCCGCCCAAGCGCGCCTTTATCGCCAGCGTTGCGGTTTCGCGCCGGTCTACCAAACCCTGGAGGTTGAACTGTGAATATTGATGACTTGCATGACCAGCTCAGCGCAGAGTTCGGCGGCCCGGCGCTCAGCGCTCTTCCGGCCTTTGTTGGTGACGTGATTCGCCCTCGAAAAGGCGGCGGTGGATCTAGCAGCTCTACCACGCAATCGATCCCGACCGAGCTGAAGCCACTGGCCGCCGCGTACAGCAGCAAGGCCATGGACTTGGCCAACCAACCTTATCAGAGCTATGGCGGTCAGCAGGTCGCTTATCTCAATGACTACCAGCGCATGGGCGCTGATGCTATTGCGAATCGGGCGACTAGCGGTGATGCATTGATGAACCAAGCCGGCAGCACGATGAAGAATGCTCTGGCCTCAGGCAATGCCGCTACCTCGCTCGGGAACCTTGGCTCCAACAAGTACGCCGGGCAGAACCCCTATTTGCAGCAAAACATCGATGCGGCGATGGGGGACATCACGCGCAACTACAACGACGCGATCGCCCCGGGCCTGACCACGCAAATGGTCGGGTCTGGCTCGTTTGGCAACTCCGGCGCCCAGGCAGCGACCCAAAACTCACTGAACGACCTGACCAAGAATCTGGGAAACACTGCGTCGAGCATGCGCATGCAGGACTACACCGCCCAGCAGAGCCTGGCTGAAAATCAGCTCAATCGGAACCTGACAGCGGCACAAGACTATGCCGGCCGCAACGATCAGCTCAAATCGCAGTACATGAACCTTGCCCCGACCTACGCCAATCAGGCGTACACCGATGCCTCGCAATTGATGAATGCGGGCAATTCTCAGCAGGACAACTATCAGCAAAATCTGGACGCCCAATATCAGAGCTGGCTGGATCAGCAAAACGATCCGTACAAAAAGCTCGCGGCCATGTCGGGCGTCTTCGGTTCTGGCCTGGGCAATACCGCGACTACCAAGCAATCCGGCGGGGGTGGTAAATGAGCTTCTTCGGCGATGTTGGCAGCTTCGAAATGTTCAACCTGGGCGCCATGGGCAAGCAGGTTGGTCAGAACCCGGCACGGCTGCTCTATGGCTCTGCTGACCCGTTCTCTACCAACGTTTGGAACAAGGTGCTGGGCACCAACGACAAGCCGCTCGTTGACCAGTGGGGCGGCGCGGCACCGCAGCGTTACGAAGAAGCCCAGGACGCAGGGATCAACACCGGCCCTGGCAAGACCATGCACACGATCGCCAAGACCATCGCGTCCATCTACGCCGGCGGCGCAGCGGGCGGTGCGGCCGGCGGGCTGCTGGGTGGCGGTTCTGGTGGCGCAGGCACTGCGGCTGCGAGTTCGGCACCGACTGCTGGGTATGGCCTTGGCCAGCCGCTGGTAACAGGTCAGGCCGGGAGCGCCGCGTACGCTGGTGGATCGTCTCCGGGACTGCTCGGTTCGATGGGCACCAGCCTGTCAAACTTCAACACCCAGGCCAAACCGTACATGGATGCGGCGAGTACCGGCCAGAAGGTCTACGGCCTGCTTTCCCAGGGTCAGCAACAGCAGCCAATGGCGAACGGCCCGGCACAGCAGAACATGAGCGGCCCGCAAACGCTCGCACAGATCGCCCAAGGCCAGCAAAACCCGCTGATCGCCCAGCGTCAGCAGTATGCACAGCAGCGCCGCGCTCAGAGAGGATATTGAAATGGTCGACGGTATGAATGGACTGCTGGATTTCGCAAAGTCTCCAGAGGGTCAAGGGTTGTTGGCGGCAGCGTTTGGCGGATTGGCTGGGGCCCGTAGGGGCGCCCCAGTAAACACGTTGGGCGCTGCTGGACTGGCCGGCATTGCCGGCTACAGCAATGCCTTGCAGAGACAATCTACAGACCAATATCGAGGCATGCAGGCACAGCAGATTCAGGCCAATCTGAAGAAGCAGAACATGGCGATGGATATGGCGCAGCGCATGTTCGGTGGGCAACCAATGCCGGGAATGCCGCAGGATGGTGCGATGGCGCCAGACGGCTTCGCCGCCCCCGGTGCCGCACCTTCCTCAATGCCTCAGACCCAAGGCCGGCAGGCGCAAGGTGCTTTCCCACTCGGACTGAATGACGTCGCGGCTTACAACATGCTGGACCTGCCGAATGGATCGACGATCCTCGACCTGTACAAGCAGGCAAACAACCCGCAAGAGCGCAAGGGTGGCAACTACTACGTCGACCCGCGCACCGGACAGCAGACCTACATGCCGAAAATGGCTGAAGGCGTGATGATGAACGATCAGGGGCAAGCTATGCCTGTGCCTGGCGCAGCGCAAGCGAACGCCGGCTACAAGGGCGCCGAAGCTGGCTCCGTTGCTGCGGCACAATTCCCTTATGCCGTTGGGCAGAAACGCGCGGAGCAAGTTGGAGCCGCCAGTCTTGATCCAATGAAAGTCATCGGCCCGAAAGGGAACGAATATTACGTGCCTCGGCTCGATGTTGCAGGCGCCGGCGGTGGATCATTGCCAGGGCAAGGCGGTGGGCTTGTGGCAGGTTTGAATCCTGTGAGCCAGGACGCAACAAAAGGCTTGAACAATGATTTCATTACTGGCTCATACCGTCCAACCTTGGACAATGGAAAAGCCGCACAGGACATGAACGGCTCAATCAGCGTTATGCGAAGCATCCCAATCCAAACAGGCTGGGGGACGGAGGCAAAGGCGGCTGGCGCCGGGGTTCTGACGGCTCTTGGTATTGCTCCAAAGAACGCCGAGATGTTTGCTACGAATGCCCAGCAGTATCAGTCCGTCGCTTCCGAAAGGTTGATGAAGTATCTGCAGGATCAGAAAGGTCCGCAGACTGAAGGCGATGCCGCGCGCGCAGCACAAATGTTCGCCCAACTTAAAAACACGCCAGAAGCCAACGACTTGATCCTTGATATGGCGCAGGCAAAAAACAATTCGGCAATCCGCAAGGCGGACTACTACGAGAAGGCCATCAAGATCGCCCAAGATCGTGGTATTCCGCTTTCGGAAGTCGACTCCCAATACCGCAAGGTTCAGCAATCCATTTGGGCTGACCCTGTCATGTCGCGCTGGCTCCCAAAAGGCAAACAATGATGAACAGCCTCTTTGCGAAGCTTGAGCAAGACAACAAGCTTCCGTCGGGCCTGTTGGATGCAGTGTGGTCTGCCGAGTCTAGTCGCGGGCAGAACATGCAATCGCCAAAAGGCGCGCAAGGTCACTTTCAATTCATGCCAGCCACGGCGGCCCAATATGGCGTCCAAGACCCGAATGATCTGCAACAGTCAGCTGCCGGCGCCGCAAAAATGCTTTCAGACATGATGCAGCAAACTGGAAGCGTTCCAGGGGCGTTGGCAGCCTATAACTGGGGCATTGGAAATTTTCAGCGCAAAGGAATTGAATCGGCCCCAGCGGAAACACGGAACTACATTAAGAAGGTCACCGCCAACATGAGCCAACAGGATGATCCATTTGCCGAATTGAACCAACAGTTCAGTCAGACCGCGCCACAATCGCAGCAAGAAGATCCATTTGCCGAATTGAACCAGCAATTCTCGGCTCCTGCTGTCATTGCCAAGGCGCCACAGGCGCTGGCATCAGAATCTACAGCGGCAATGCAGCCTGCGCCAACAGGATCGCGGGCTCCTGCTGACCAGGACACCCAAGGCGCAGCGCCTAGCCCGCAGGCTGGCCGCTTCGGCAATCTACTGAGCCGTCTTCCGCAGGACGCAGGCAAGGAGCTGATGCAGGACTCTGGGAACCTTCTGGCCGGCGCGGTGCGTGGAGCTGGGTCTATTGGAGCAACAATTGTCGCGCCCTATGACATCGTGCAGGACCTGCGCGCCGGGAAAGGCTTATCACTGGAATCGAACCGTCAGCGCCGCGCGGACATGGACTGGGCTCTGCAAGACATGGGCGCCCAGCCTGATTCGATGGCCTTCAAAGCTGGCAAGCTTGGTACTGAAATTGCCGGTACTGGCGGGATGGGTGGAGCACTGGCAAAAGGAGTTGCGATGCTCCCAGGCGCCGCCAAGATTGCTCCGCTGATTGAGTCGATTGGCTCCGGCGGTTTCCGGGCAGGCGGCACGCAAGGGCTGACCGGGTTGCTCACTCGCGGGACTGGTGGTGCGATCGCCGGTGGTGCATCGGCGGGGCTGGTCAATCCTGAGGACGCCAGTCTGGGCGCCATTGTTGGCGGTGCAGTGCCAGGGGCTATGGCGCTTGGCGGTGGCGCGGCGCTGGGTATTGGGCGGGCTTTGCGAGGCGGGGAGGTGAAGCCCGCCGTAAGCGCTCTTGCGGAAAAGGCGGAAAACCTTGGCATCAGTATCCCTGCTGATCGCATCGTAAATAGCAAGCCGCTGAACGCCATGGCCGCTTCTCTGGAATACATGCCGCTGAGTGGAAGGACTGGCACGCTGACGAAAATGAATGATCAGCTGAAAACAGCATTGAGCCGAACTATTGGCCAGGACACGGATGACATCAACATGGCTCTGCGGAATGCCAGGGCAGATCTTGGTTCGAAGTTCGATTCCGTGCTGCAAAGCAACAAGGTCAAGGTTGATGACCAATTTCTTCAAGATCTTGTTGAGCAAGGGCAGCGCGCCGCTGGAGAGCTCGAAACAGGGCAGGCGAGCATCATTCAGAAGCAGATTGAGGAGATCCTAGGGAAGGCCAAGAATGGCGAGATTGACGGCCAAGCCGCCTACAACATCAAGAAGACGCTGGATCGTATTGGTGGGCATAACACGCCTCAAGCGTATTACGCGAGCGACCTCAAAAAATCATTGATGAGCGCTCTTAACCGATCGATGAAACCGGAAGACGCTGCCGACTTTGCAAATGTTCGCCGGCAATATGGGACCATGCTGGACTTGGAGAAACTGGCTCAAAACGGCGCCGACGGCGACATTTCGGTTGCCAGACTGGCCAACATGAAGAACATCGGCAACCCTGATTTGCAGGACTTGGCAGATATCAGTGCTCAGTTCATGCGGACCCGTGAAAGTCCGCATGGCGCTATGCAGCGCACCGCGCTTGGTTGGGGCGGGGCTGGAGCTGCCGGGGCGCTATCTATACCGCTTGCGGCTGGGATATTGACAGCCGGCCGAGGGGCAAATGCGGCCCTGAACAGCAACGCTCTGAAATCCTTGCTGATGCGACCACCAAGCCAGGGAAGGGGGCTCTTATCGATCGGCGCGGAACAGGCGAACAAGGTTCTCCCGTTGCTTGTGCCACAAGCCGTTAATGGCCAGTGAGGCCTTTCCAAAAGCAGTAAATCCAGAACGCCACGACGATCACGACGCCAGACCAGATTTTGAAGTCCATGTAAGTGAATTCCACCAACGCCTCCAAGCCCGCCATGTGCGGACTTTTTATTGGGATGACTAAAAATGCCGGTCCCTTCTTCGATTGCAGATCTTTCCACCACCGCAGGCAGCAACAACCCGCCGGGCTCTGAATCTCCGTCGCTCATTGACGACTATCTGCGTACCCAGGCGTCGTTTATCGCACTGCTGCGCGATCAGACGGCGTTCGCCCCACAGACAATTGCTTCGGCGGCAACAACTGATATCGGCGCCGCGGTGTCGAACGTCATCTATGTCAGTGGCACGACCACCATTACGGCCCTTGGCACTGCTGCCGCCGGCGTGATTCGAACAGTACGTTTTCTTGCTGCGCTCACCCTGACGCATAACGCCACTTCGCTGATCCTGCCCGGCTCGGCGAATATCCTCACTGCGGCCAATGATAATGCTGAATTCCTGAGCCTGGGTAGCGGCAACTGGCAGTGCATCAGATACAACACAGCCCGGTCGGTTGTTGAGTACATCACCAATGCCAATGGCGTTGCGATCAAGCTCTACGACGGCACCATGATCTGCACGAAGGTGTTTGCTGGGACATTCAACGTCAACAACGCTATCGGCTCAGTTTGGTACGCGAACCTGACGAGTCAGAGCTTTGCGTCGACATTTATTGCGGCTCCGATATGTGGGGTCGCTTCCGTATACGGTATTGGCGCAGCGATGTGGGGTTGCGGCACATCCCCCACTACGACGGCTTCCGGGCCGCTGACAATCATAAGTCCAGTCTCCTTCGCTTCAGCCAACCTCACTATTTCTCTGATCGCAATCGGGCGGTGGTTCTGATGATCATAAAACTCTCTCCCTCTCGCAGGGATGACACGTTAACCGCGGTGAAAACAGGATCTGTTCTCACTTTGAACGGTGAGGACTTCGACCTATCCCCAATGGGTGATGGCGACACCCTGCCAGCTACAGCGATCACGTCTCAATGGTTTGCCGCCGATGTGGATCGGGTGGGTACCGAGCTGATTGTTACGCTGCTACTTCCGCTGCCGTGGAACTACAGCCAGGAACAGGCCTTCCCTGTTGACTTGGTTGACGTTCCAGACGGTCCGGTAATGTTCCCGCAACCACTCCCTGAAAACCTTGCTGGTGGCGAAGTTGAGGTGTCGGAATGAACATCGATTGGAGCAAGTTGATCACGAAGGCCATGAAGGACGCCGCGATTGCCGCCGCACATTTGGCTGCCATGAAGGCAGAACTCGCAGCCAGAAACGCCCAGGCAGTGGCGCAGATCGCGCGGATTCAAGACCGAATCGACACGATCGGGTATGGCATTGATGTCGGCGAAGCCACTGACGAGGATATCGCTGAACAGGCTGCGCTGGTGACTGTGCTGGCGTCATGGAAGGCTTACAAGTTTGCGCTGGGCAAGGTAACGAAACAGCCGACGTGGCCAGCAGCCCCGGTATGGCCAGCAATCCCGCCGATTCCTGTCATCGTCGCATCGCCCGAAGGCAAGTCGCCAGACCTCGCATAACAGGAGTCCACGCATGCCCATCACCGCGCAGCAGTTGCTGCAGATCCTCCCGAACGCCGGCAAGCAAGCCGGCGTTTTTGCGTCTGCGCTGAATTTGGCCATGGACCGGTATCAGATCAACACGCCGCTTCGCATGGCAGCATTCATTGCTCAGGTTGGTCATGAGTCTGGCCAGTTTCGGTACGTCCGGGAGCTGGGTGGTGATCAGTACCTGAGCAAGTACGACACTGGGACGCTGGCCAAGCGCTTGGGCAATACGCCAGAGGCTGACGGTGACGGTCAGAAGTACCGTGGCCGCGGCCTGATTCAGGTAACGGGCCGCGACAACTACTACGCGTGCAGCAAGGCCCTATTCGGCGACGATCGCCTGTTGCGCACGCCTGAGTTGCTCGAGCAGGCCGAGTGGGCGTGCAAGTCTGCGGCGTGGTTCTGGAATTCCCGCAACCTCAATGCCCTTGCGGATGCCGGCGATATGAACGGGATCACTCGGCGCATCAACGGCGGCCTGAATGGTCTTGCTGAGCGCCTGGAGTTCTACGAACGTGCGCTGAAGGTGCTGGCATGAGCATCTGGTTGCGATTCCTTCCTTATATAGCTGCGGTGCTGCTGGCTCTCGGCGCGTTGTTTGGCGCCTATCACCACGGCGTGAGTGTCACTGACGCCAAGTGGCAGGCCGAGTGGGCGAGGCGAGACACCCGCGACGAAGCTGCCCGGGCCGCAAACGAGTCTGCCGCCCGGGTGCGCGAGCAGTCCTATCAACACGCAATCGACAAGGCGGTGCAAGATGGCCAACGCACGATCGATCAACTCACTGCTGACGCTGCTGCTGAGCGCGCTTCTCGTAACGGGGTGCAGCTCGAAGCAGACAAGCTTGCCGCTCGACTCGCAGCCAGTCAGGCCGGGGGCCATTCCTGCACTGCCGCCGCAAGCGCGGCAGCTACCCGTGCCGTTATGGTGTTTGCCGACGTGTTCAAGCGCGCTGATGAAAGAGCGGGCGATTTGGCAGGATATGCTCAGGACAGCCATGCCCGGGGAGTGACCTGTGAGCAGGCGTACGATGGGGTTGCAAAGGGGAATGTGCAGTAGGCAGAACGCCTGAGATGGTGTGTGACAAGAATGTGTCGCACGTCGCGCTACATTGTGACATGATGCGCGCAATTCGAACGGTTGTGACGGTTGCGGGCGTCGTAACCTATTGATGTCGCAATGGTTTACATTGATGCGTATGATTTAGGTTCCAGCGCCGCGAGGCGTAAGAGTTCGAGTCTCTTCATCCGCACCAATCAAAGCTTCATTCATGCCATTGGCCGGGTGAAGTTCTACAAAGAAGTTGTTTGGCTTCTTTGGCACGCAATATGGTGG